AAAGCTTCTTCAGCTAACTTAGGTATTTTCATATCACTATCATAAGCTAAACCATCTGTAATATATTCTAATATAATTACTTTGTCAGCCAAATCACTTGAAAAAGACATTTTACCATCTCTATCGTTTATATTAAACCATCCGTTTATTTGAGCTGTTTCTGGTTGTAAACCATATCTTTGACCAAAATAATTATCACCATACATTCCAACATATCCTAATCCATCAGAAAGAAGTAATCCAGTTAAATTACTTTCAGCATTATTTAAATCTTTATAATCATTGTTTTTCCATCTTTCTTCTACGATAGATGTTCCTTCTATGTTTTCAAAATCACTATCTTGCAAAGCAACACCTTTACTATCTTGTGTTGGCGTAGAATAAGGGTTTGAAGTTAAAGTAGTTGGATATATAATGTGTTTAATGCCTTGGCTATCTATCCAAGAAACGTTCACATAGTTAACATAGTCTTGTGGTAAAGGTATACTTAAATTAGAAGGAATAGTAAGTTCTTGCTTTCTTATACTTCTTAATGTATCATAACTAAACTCTTGAAGTCCTCTTTTAGCAAAAAACATTACATCAGTTGTTTTAGCACTTGGAATAAGTTTGCCAGGACCAACGTAACCAACCATGAAATTAGTTATAACATCTTCTAATGTAGTATAAGAATATCCTCCATAGTTTTCTTCAACCGTTCTGCCTAAAGCCTTTCTATCTCCATAATCTCCACCATATTCATTTAATAACTGAACAACAAACCAAGTATCTTGATTAGGTACTTCGGTTATAGTTATAACGTTATTTGAAACGGTATATTCGTTTACAAACTCTTGAAAAGTATTTGGACTTCCGGTTGAACTAGCGTAAAGTTTAAAGTTATTTAAGTTATATCCAGATCCACTTGGACTATAATTACCAAAAACTAAGTCTGTGTTAAAAGTTGTTGTAAAAGAATTATCAACGCCATTAGCGACAAATGTCTGAGAACCAGCGTAGTATTGAGCATTGGTTTCGGTTATTAAGCCGTTATTAGGTTTAGCCATTTGTTTTTAACTTTTTTTATTTATTTCATCAGCTTGAACTTGAGCTGCAGCTGCTTGTACTATTTGAGGATCTCTTATAACTATACCAGCGTATATTAATATTTTAAGTATTACTTCAGATTGTTCTGATTCATGTAATTCAAAATTAATAGATCCAGTAGAACCAATACCTGTGTATGGATTTTCATCCCAAATATATTGACCTAAATTACCTGTTGTAAATCCCCATATAACGTCTTTAGGTTTTCTAACGTAATCAACTTGTATATTACTAGTTATACTTGTTGGCTTTACAAAAAGCTTTTGATTCTCGTAAAGATACACAGGATTTAAAGTGGTTGGTTTAGTTAATTTAGATCTATTAACGTAAGAGAATTCATGTCGATCTAATCTTTGTACTATTTTTTCGTTATCATACATAACATTACCCATCCTATAAAAAGAAACTACTTCTCCATAGCTATCAGTAGATGGTAAAGTAAAATAAGAAAGGTTTGCGTTTTGAGTGACATAAGTAGCGTCACCAAATGTTTTAAAAATAGCTATTTTTTCATCTATATTTTCTTGTCTATCAGCGTAATCTGTATCCGCTTGAGGAACACGTAGTTGCTGATTTAGATCATCAAAATACTTTTCAAATATTTCTAACTGAACTTGTGTAGATATTTTGTTAAACTCAGTTGGCGTCATATAACCACGCTGTTCTTTGTTAAGTATCATTAAGACAGTTTGATATACTGTATTTACATTTATAGCCATTTGTTATTTTTATTAAAATAAAAGGAGGCATTACACCTCCCTTTATAATATTACATGTTAAGAGAGTTTTTTCTCTATAGACTGGAATACTTGTATTCCTTCGTCCGTTTTGAAGAATGAAGCCATAGCTGAGTATGGGTTTTCATCAAAAGGAACCGTCATTAGTTTTCTACCATTAGAAGCCCACGTAAATGTTCTTTGATCGTCAGCTAATTTAATTATTCTAGCTTCAGCAGCTCTAATAGCAAAATTTCTTAATTGTACGTTATCATCATTAGCTAGTGTAATAAAGAGTTTAGGATTTTGTTTAGCAAATAACAATAAATCTCTTTTAAGTTCCTTAGAACTCATCTCAGACACCTTAGATCCAATCTCAACTCTCATTATAGCTTCAGCTTGATCTACGTCAATGTTTTGAGCTAAGTTTAATGCTTCAATTTCTAATTCTAATTCTAAAAGTTCATCTTTAGCCTCTTCTACTACATCTAATTCGTAGTATATAATTCCTTTTAATGGATGATATAACGATAATATTTTTTGAAGAACTTGATTTTTCTTTGGAACAAACAAGCTTCCTTCTTTAAAAACAATATGCCCTAATGTTGCTTCTCCATTTTGCTCGTCTTTAAATGGTGAATTTTGATTAGTCGCATATCTTATTTCACGTTGTGTATTATTACTTTCATCATAGTATAACAAAGCGTGTCTTGCGTTGTGTCTTGATGGAATTTTTAACGTTAACGGTTTATTGGTCCCAGTTAGTAAGTACGTTCTGTCCTTTACTTCCCAAGATGTATCTTTAATTAATTCTTTTTTAGCCATGATATAATAAAATTTAATAGTTTAATAAAGGTAAGAAATACCCCCGTAGATTCAACGAGGGTAAATCTACCAATTGTTTATGCTCCTTTGAACAATACAAAGTTGTTAGCAGCTTGTACTACCAAACATCTTTCAGATAAGAAGTTAATATCCATTGCATCTAAACTAGAAGTGAAAGCACCACCAGCAGATCCAGTCAACCAAGACTTCATACGACGATCTTCAGTTTGAGAAGCTCTATAACGTACGTGTAAGAATGGACGACGAATATTAGTTCCTAAAATTTGATCGTAAACTGTAGAAGTTCCAGCTGGTACTAATACTCCTTCAATAGAAGATATTCCAGTTGTTGCTCCACGAGTAGACGCATCATTTAGATATTTCCAGTCAGTCTTATAGAAATCATAAGATCCTCTACGGAAACCGCTAAAACCTAGGTTTAATGCCATTTCTTCAGAGTTTTCAAATAATCCATAAGCAGTACCTCCTTGAGCTCCAGCAGATATACCAGCTAACATGTCGTCAATTTCTAATGAAGTCGTACGATCTAAGAAAAGCATGTTCTCTTCAATTGCTCCTTGAGTATCTAAATTCTTTAAGATATTATCAAAGTCAGTTAAGTTAGCTCCACTAAATGCTGTTTCAACGTTACCTCTAGCTTCAATAGCAGCAAATAAACCTTGCGTACCTTTAAATCCTCCAGCTAAAGCTGCAGATGCTGCAGCAGCAAGTTCTCCTTCAACTACACTCATTTCTAAGTAGTCTTCAAAACGTAAACGAGTTTCAGATTCAGCTTTTAAATACCATAAGTATCCAGAAGTACCATCTTCAGTAGCAACTTCTACCCAACCGATTTGAGACATGTCAGATCCATTGATGCTGTAATTGCTACGAATAATAATTGGTGAATTACTAAACTGAGTAAATGTAGGGTCAATACTAATATTAGTAGTTCCTGTTATTGCTCCAGCAGATCCATCCCAGTTAGTAGTTTGAGATCCTTTGTTAAATTCAGAACCGTATACAAAAATCTTGATTCCAGTATCGGCAAGTGCAGCTGTATTAGCAGCAGTATAAGGAGCTACAACCAAAGCACCAGTTGTTGGGTTTGAAGATGTAACTACAGCTTTTAATTCAACTCCAAGAGCGTCCATAAGAACGATAGTTTGGCCGGGAGAAATAACGTTTACAACGCCAGCTCCAACTGTAATTCCAATATTATTTGCGTTGTCATTAGTACATCCGTCGTAAGCAACGTGTAATCTGTTTTGTTCTGACCAAATAACTTGATCTGATGTCATTGGCATTTCAGCTCCAACCATACGTAAGAATCCAGATAAAGTTCTGTTTCCATAACGCTCTACTTCTTGTTCGTAGATCTCAGGTAAATACTGCTGAGCAAAGTCAGATGTGCCATTATTGAACTGTAAATAGTTCGTTTGTAGTAATTGTTGTGACTGCGATGGTACAATCGAGCCAAACGTAGGGTTTATTGCCATGATAGTTTAATTTTTAATTGTTAAATTTTCTTGTTTTAATTCTAAGTTTTGAAGAATCTTGCCCGCTTATTGCTTTTACTTTAAATCCATTAACAAATACATTACCATCTTGAGTTTTTCTAGGTTCTGTACTTATGTTTTTAGATTTAGCAATTTGATCTTTAATAGCGTCGGTTTTACCTTGCTCATAAAAATGATTTGCTATAGTATCAGCATTTCGCGCTGCATATAAAGCTTTGTGATAACCTTTAGCGTCTGCTATTTCTCCTTTTTCATTCAAGAACGTCTTGATGAAATTAGAAATATCGCCTTGGGTCTCGGCAACCTTTAAAGGATCTTTTATACCGTATCTAAATCTACTCTCTCCAACTTTAAAATCAAAACCTTTGAAGTCGTCGTTAAGAATTTCTTTAGTTTGGTTTAGAAACTTTTCGTGATTAGCTCTACTTGCCGCTTGCTCTTCGTTATATCGGTTGAAAAAGTCCATAGCTTTTTGTTGCTCTTGATTTACACCAGGTCTCAACTTGATCTCTGCGTAGTATTTATCTTTGAGCGAGTCCAAATAGCTTTTAGCTTTTGCAACTTCTTCTTTATAGGCGAGTTTTTTCTTACGAATGTCTCTCGCTTCATCTAAATCTTCATCATAATTAAAAGAATCTTCAATTATAAATTGAATTTCTTCTGAATCAAGATGAGGTTTAGCTTGCTTATAATATTCTTTTAATAATGCTTCACCGCTTACGTTGCTGTAATCAGCATTTAACCTAGCATAATCTTCAATGGTTCCACCAGTTTCTTGCATAAAGCTAATTAGCTTATCTACGTTTTCTGGTAAGACTTGTGTTTCTGCTTGCGGTAATACTTCTTTTTGTTCCGGTGTGGAGTCGGTAATTTCAGTGCCTCCAACCATTCTGACCTCTTCAGGCTCACTGTTTTCATCTTCTATTAATTCTAATGGGGATTCATTTACCTCCGACAGATCGATTTTAGCATCGACACTGGGCTGCTCCCGTACTTCTTTTTCCACTTTTTGTAAATCTCCGGCTCGTTTATCATTAGCCACTTCTTTTGTTTCTCCGATTTGAACGGCATCTTCTTCTATTTTTTGTGGTTTACTTAAATCTACTTTAGTAATTTCAGGAATAACATTTCCTTGACCTTTAATTGTTGGAGTTTTCTTTTTTAGTTTAAACTCTCCTTCTTGTTTTACTTTTTCTGACATAATATAATATAATAAAAATTAATAATTCCTTATCTTGGGGTAAATTGCTCTAAACTAAAACCATCTAAGTTATCATTAGATGATTCAAAGTTTTTAGGCAATAGATCGTTTTGTCTTTGATTTATTAACTCGCTTTGTTGAGTTCCTTGTATTCTAACTCTTTTGTCTTTGCGATCTTCAATTTCTTTTTCTTTTTGTTTTTGAGCATCAACTTGTAATTGAGCTAATTTAATTTGATACGAAAACTCTTCAGCCATTAATTGCTTTTTAATTAAAGCTTCCTGCTCTAGTCTTTGTATTTCAAACTGAGATTTAGCTTGCTCTATTTGAACCGTAGTTTGAGCAAGCGCTTGTTGTTTTTGAACTTCAGCAGCGGCGGCTTTTTCAGCTGATTCAGCATTAGCCTGTGCCTGTGCTTGAATATTAGCCATTTGAGCAGCTTGTTCTGCCTCTGCATTTTGTTTTTGTCTAAACTTAAGTAGTGAATTAGCTAACTTAATATTTTTAACTTCTCTAATATCTATTGCATCAGATAGTTTTATACCTCCAGATTGAAGCGCTATTTGTATACTTTTTTCTAATTGAGCTTTATCTTCTTCATCTGGTTCTAACTCTAAAAATATCCCAAAATCATGCAATTGCAAATCATCTATTTCGTTTAACGTAGCTACATTAAATGAATTTATACTATTTAATAAAGAAGCTTTGGTTAAAGGAAACTGAAGTACATCAGCAGCTCTTAAACTTATATTTTCACATGTTCTTATTGTAATGTACATTAAAGACTGAAGTATATGTCTAGTAGCCGTATTAGAATTAGCGGCAGCTAGTTTTTGCAAACCAACTAAAGCGTTTTTATCTGGAGTGCTTCCATCTCTTGCTTCGTTTAATCCAGTAACATCACGTATCATTTGTAAGTAATACTGATATGTTTGAATCATAGCTTGTATTTTAGATATACCAGAAGAACTTTGAAGTTCTTGAATTGGCACTTTACCTCTATTTAGCTCGCCATCTTGAGTTAAAGACCTACCTACAATAGTACCTGTTTGAAAATACATATTTAAAGCTTCAGCTGGATTGTAATTAGTTCCATTACCTAAATCAACTTCAGCTAAACCATCTACATCTACATAAACTCCATCCGGCACCATTCTAGCTAACACTTGTTGTAGCTTAAGATGTGTTATTTGAATCATGTCAGCAAAACCAGTTGTTCTACTAACTAAAGATTCTATTCTACCTTGATACATTCTTGGTGCAGATATACAATAGTTCATATTAACTTTAGTAGTATCACCATAGGGTCTTGTCATGTTTTCAGCAAGTTTCCACTCTAACATTGTATCTCCCATACCCAAAACTTTTGCTCCGGTATATAATACTTCTATAGATCTTGACACTCTTTCAAAGTTGTCACTAGGAGGCGGATTAAATGTATCTGGTTTTTCTAATGTTTTTTCTAAACCTTGTTCTGTTTGTTTTATTTTAAATACTTGATCTTGATATGTTTTATATTCAAAAAATAAAACTTGATGTTGTTCTGGATCGCTTTGAACTTGCCAATCACTTCTAGCATAATTTTGACGGCCAGGATATTTTTGTATTTGATCTAGTTCAGTGTCTGTTAAATTTGGAAACAATCTTTTTATTTCAGCCAACGTTAAACTTTTTATTTCTCCAACATAATAAATGTCTTCAAAATTAGGATCATCAGTTGCAGAGTAAACTAAATTAGCAGGATCAACATAATCAATTGTTATTCCTTCAGATAAATTAAAACTTGTTTTACTAGCCGCAATACCTAAAACTGTTAGATCATAAGCTAATCTTTTTTTAACTTCTTCAAATTTGTTTGCGTTTAAAACATTTTCAATAAGTTCTTCTTCTGCAATTTCTACACTAAGTTTATAATCCAGTTGTAGCATTACATCTAGTTCATTCTTATCTCTAGGAATATTATCCGGATCTGTTGACGCGTAAAAGTTTTGACCTGTTGCTGCTGTTAATTTATCTATTGCCGCTTTATTTTGTATGTCTCGCAAAGCATTAGAAGCATAATCAGTTCTTTGTTTTAAAGCAAAAGGATCTGATGCAAAAGATTTTATTTCATAACCTTTTTCAGTCATACCATTTACTACTATATCTACAAACTTAGATAAAACAGGTACTGGTTTCCAGTCTAAATTAAGATAAGACAAATCACCATTATTAGATAATTCATCTTTATATTTTTGTATAGGCTGCTCACCTCTAGCGTACAATCGTAGTCTATTAAAGTTTTGAAAATTATAAGAAAACCTATTTTGGCCACTATTATTTCTAAACCATTCTTGTTCTATAGCATTACCCACCTTTAAACCATACTCAAATGATTTCTTTTCTTCTTCAGGTACAACCTGATCTGGAAAGATGCTGTTATTACTAGTATAGACCATTTATTTATATTATTTTTGAATTTGCTCCTGAGTTGTTGTATTTTCTAAAACCTAAAGACACTTTAGAAACTGTTCTTTTTGCCACAGGTGTATATCTATTTTTGTTACATGCCATCATAGCTAAACCAGAGCTAATAGATGCATCGTGTTTTGTTCTATTATTTATATTAAATTTAGCCCAATCTTCTAGTGTTCTTTGAAAATATACATTTCCATAAGTTCCATCTTCTTGTAAACCAACATAATTTTCTATATAATCTTCAATAGCAGCCGC